TCCGCACACAGCCAAATGATTTGCAGTGGCTATTCCCTTGCAAATTTCAGGATGCAGAGAATCAAATTCTTTTAGATCTATGTATTGTTCTAGATCTAAAAATAGTTGACCTTTTATCATTCAATTGTACCTTTTTCTTTCAAGGTTTGAATAATTAAATCAGACAATGCAATATGAAAATCCTCACCGTAGTGTATTTCTAATTTAGTACAATTTTTTTCAATAGCCCAATCTTCAGCGTTACCATGTTTACCAAAAAATAAACGATTAGGAACAGTTGGTACGTACTCGGGTTCGGTTCGTTTTAGATACAAAGGTATTTGTAAAAAATCAACGGCATGTGTTCTACAAATTGCATCTACACAAAACATCTGTTGTTCGAGATTATTATAGTAATGATATGTTTCTATCCATTGTTTATTAAAGGCTGTTTCAAAATTATCAGTGCCTGCTTGGAAAAAACTATCCTTGTCACACCCTATACCCCCATCCGGGTAATAGATGTCTTTTAGATCGGGTCGACCCCAACTAAACAATACTAGGCTATTTGGATATTCTTTAACAGCTTGGATCAATAGTCTTATACTTCTGTCATTACTGCCACCGCTCATGGCATAATTGTGACAAGGTACATTTAAGTAGTTGGCTATTTTTTTTGGGAAGGTCAGTAACTTACCAGGAGCATCCAATTCTTCAATTGTTTTTTTTCCTGTTAGATATGCCCTAGTCCTAAATTGTTCTAAAGGACCGGCCAGTTCACAGCCTGCGGCCGTGCTATCACCAAATGCTAATACTGATTCGATTTTTGTCATGACAATATTTATAGACTGCCATGATATGTATTATAAATTATGGTCCGGTAAACGCTACCCAAGAGGTACCATTATAACCATAGAAGTGATTAACTGATGAATTAAAAATAATCATTCCAGCGGCTGGATTTGGAATTGCGTTCATAGCTGTTGTTGTATAACTTGTAGCCCAGAATATTGGTGCACCAAATGCACCGCGCTTATCAAAGAATGCTACGTTAACGCCACCGTTATTGTTGTTAGTGATAATGCCTATATTAGAACCTGGATTCGAATTAGACATAGTTGCTGTTGGATCATACTGACATGTGATCGAAGCAATAGACTGATAACCAGTACTAGCATTGTAACCACCTAGATTAATAACAAACGGATAGTCGCCTGCTTGACTTGATGTCGGAGCAGATAATGTTCCTCTAGATGAGTAAAAATTAGCTCCAGGAATATGTGTTTGACTACCGTCGCTAACACCTACAAAACTAGCTATAGATAAATTGCTATTTTTGATTGTAAGTATTCCGCTTGATACACTTAAAACATTACTGTTAACATTTAAGTTACCAGATGTAAAAGTGCTACCAGTAACAGCGCCTGATGCTGTAATAGCACCAGTTATATTCATATTGCCGGTACCTGTAATATTTTGAGAATTTAATACTAGATCCGATCCTAGTCCTGTAACACTTAGTGTACCAGTTGTAGTGATATTACCAGTGCCTGTAATATTGTGTCCGTTAAGTGATAAATCTGTACCCAGGCCTGTAACACTTAGTGTACCAGTTGTAGTGATATTACCAGTGCCTGTAATATTATGAGAATTTAATGAAAGATCTGATCCTAGTCCTGTAACGCTTAACGTGCCTGTAATGTTAATACCGCCAGTACCTGTAATGCTATGAGTATTCAAAGATAAGTCGCCGCCTAGACCTTGACTTGCATACATGGTTCCTACAATACCAATAGTACCTGTACCTGTAATATTTTTATTGTTAAGATTTAAGTTGCCTCCTAGGCTTGGATTCAAGTCTGAAGATACTGATGTAATACCGCTACTCTGTGGTGCAGTAGCTTGTAGGGTTTGTGTAATTGAGTCAAAAACTAGCCCTGTACCAGCTAATGATTGTCCAATATTTACTCCCCCAAGGGTTGAACCATCACCAATAAATAATTTTTTAGTGTCAGTAGTGTATATCAATTCGCCTTGGTCGGGCGTAATTCCTGGGTTAGTTCTTTGGGCATCTGTTCCGCGTCTAATACGTAGCGACATGGGCTATCTCCGTTATTCTGTAATCAATCGTGTGATCATTATAGTGTATTTATTCAATTGATCAGAACGCAGAGCCAAAAAAATAGGGCCCTGAGGCCCTATTAAAGTACTACTATTATTACATAGTAGGTCCGTTTCCGTTCTTAAATCCTACACTCCCGCCCTCTGCTTCGATGTTCTTGATGACATCTTCAAACAGTATGGGCGCAAAGTCTGGAGTTTGTTCTACGCAAACACAATGATAACGAACATCGTTTTCATCGCTGTATAGTACTTCACCAGTTCTAGCATCTACTCCACGGGCTTTTTTAACACGATTTGCGTGTAAGTGTCCATGAATGTTAACACCAAAACGTCCAAGACTTTCTGCGTGAATAGGAATATGGCTAAGGATCATACCGTTCATAACGTGATAAGCTCTAAGTTCTCTAAAGTACATACGGTATTCGTCGTCTCTAAAGATATCGTGGTTACCACGAATTAAAACTTTGTCGCCGTTAAGTCTGGATAAGATTTTTAACGCTTTACGATTAATAACAACATCACCCAAATGGTAGACCTTGTCAGTGGGCTTTACCCGTTCGTTCCACGCCTTAACCATTGCTTCGTCCATTTCATCTGGATCAGTCCATGGACGAAGTTTTGTAACACCATCGTTACGTGTGAAGCGACATACGCCAGCGTGTCCAAAATGCGTGTCGCTTACTAAGAATACACTTGGCATATTCGCCTCCTTTCTAAGTTAAGTTATAATTATACAACCAAAATCACATTCAGTCAACCGATCTAAATGTGCGCCAATCGTCGAGATTGGGCTTTTCATCTGGGTCGTAGGTCCAACCCAAGGCTTTCATCATACGGTGCTTAACGAGCAGATTAGGGCTTCTAAACCGCTCTGTATCATTGAAGCCCATCATAACGCCCACTTCGCATACTGCTCCGCTACGGCAAATACCAGCGAAACAATGCACGATTACATCCATGCGATTAGCCAAAGCATGTTGTAAAAGAGCCACAAGTTGATTGGCTTGTTCTTGACTGCACTTCATCGCTTCTTCCAATACTTCGTCCTTTTCCTCTACATCGAGGAATTCAAAACGATGCACTTCTTTGAACTGATGTTTTGGTGTAGGGAACCAGCTTGCTGGATCCGTAATTTGGATCAGCATACTGTTCTCTCCTACTGCGACATGGAATCCTTTTGGAATATCATCTGCCGCACAATTTTGAATCCACGGCATAATGATGCCTCCTTTAATCTCGTTTGAATCGTTCTGAATATTTTTGGCATTCAATGCACATTGTGCAACCTGCTACTGCTCGCTGTCGCTCCATAGGAATTTCTTCGCCACATTCATTACAATGACTTAGGCTTGGACCTTTAGGGATAGCGGCACGAATCTTTGCTACGGCATCTGCATTGGCAGTGACACTAAGCAATTGAGCCATGTCTGCTTCCTCTAAATTATCACCTTGTATGCTTTCGTATTCTCTCATTATACTCTCCAAATTTCTGTAAAACCTTCGTCTTCGGTTGGCATTTCAAAATTATCAATCATGCCTTGTACAACTGCCCAGGGAATTTCTTTACCAGGGCGGCTAGCTAAACGCTTTTTAAGCTCATCTATATCCGGTGTTGTAAACACAATAGCGATATGCTCATAGTTTGGTAATGCATTGAATTTACGCTCACGGCTAGATAAAGTTGTACTGGTTTGATCCCAAACAATATCTAAGTCCTGTGCCGCGGCTAGGTTTACATTTACCATCATTTGTTTAACAGCAGTGGGCATATACTCTTCAAAAACTTCACTGTATGTTTTTCCTTGATCCTTGGCATATCCTTCAACATGCTGATCAGTACTAACATACTTGTGATCCTTTTTATCCTCGCCCAGCCATAGTTGGTTTTTATACCAAGTACTTTTACCTGAGGCAGGCACACCAATTAATTGATAACACTTAGGCATTAATGCACCGATTCCTTTGCATCCACCGTACATTCAACGATCCAATCCTTGAACTCGGTGAACTTATTTACTTCAATTCCCAATCCAACAGCTTCGTTGACAAAGTGTTGTAGTAGAGCATTATACAGCTCATCGGGCATAGTGTCTTTATCAAATTTAATTTTCATCGTGATATACTCAATTCTGCGTCAGGTTGATCCCAACAGGCGTTACGATATTTGTAGACGAAGTCACAAAGTCCTTCGTAGCTACCCCATCCATTTTCAGGATTAAACTTCTTAAACTTATCAGGATCGCTTAACAAGATATTCCACCCTTCGTCTAGCAATTCTGCGATGTCTTTGGCAAACTTCATCTCGTGTTCGTCTGGACGCCACAATACTTCGTACAATGTACGACCATTGGTCAATACAACTTCTGCGGCCATCTTGCCCAAATTGTGTGTAATGTTTGCACTGTACACACTAGTGGGTTGAGTGACCATCAAATCTACATCTAAGCTCATTCTTCAACTCCGAAATGTTCTTTTGCTGTATTATTGATTTTGATAGTTTCTTTTTTGCGTTGTTTTGTTTTGGGATCAAAATAATCCAAAGCAAGCCCTTGTTTCAAGAGATTTTCAAATTGTCTACCTACATTAGAACAGCGTGAGCATAGAGGAATTCCAATCGAAACTTTTTTCATTTCACACCCACAATTGATACAATTAACTTGTTCGTTCATTTTAATTCCTTGTCCTTTTCCAGATTCTAAACATATCCCAACATGCCAAGCCAATAGCGAACCATGCTATCAATACTAACATTGCGATAATAGTGTTCATTCTTCAACTCCGAAATGTTTCTTTAATTCAAGTGAATACATCTGTAGCATACGGTCGATATAAAATCGTGTACCGGTACCCGTATAATAATGACAGTCACCTGTATGATAAGCCGGAGCCAATAAACCTACTTTTTCAGCAAGTTCTTTGAACTCTTTGTCCAGGTAAGGTTTATCCTGTTCAGCAAGTTGTCGAAATTTGTTAACATCGTTCATTTTAATTCCTTCAATTTTACCAGTTCTTCTTTGG